CAAATAGTAATTATTATCCTTTGATTGTCAATAAATATAAAGAAATAACGTCTAAAGAAAAGAGAAAAGAAAGTGTAATTATAACAGAAGAATCTAAAATTGATGATATAAATAATTCAGAATCAACTACGGATGACCTAAGACTGAAACGACCGATCCCACTCAAAAAGGCGAAAAATAATTTAGAAACACTTATGGGATTAAAGAAGAGAACCAAAGAATAATAAATGTGGTACGAACAAGAAGTTGAATATGACACACGAGTAGTTGACCTTAAACAGGTTATGATGACGCCGGCGATATTTCGCGCCGTGAAGAGGGCGGGTGGCAAGGTCAAAGAGAAGGACTATGAAAAGGACCCTCATCCGGCACCCACCCCGCTGAAGGAAGACATCGCAAAGTTGGACTTTTTCGAGGGTTCGCCCGTAAAGGTCAAAGAGTATGGTGACTTTTACAGCATTATCGATGGTCGGCACCGGGTCGCGGCGATGTTGCTAAAAAACTTCAGGCAAATTTCAGTCGAGGTCATCACAGATAATTAATCTCACATTATACTAATATGTCTTTGTTCAATGCCGCGAAAAATGGAAATGTCAACGCCGTTAAGAAACTGCTGAACAATGGCGCAAACGTCAACCAGGCGAATGACAATGAAGGAAAGACGCCTCTGTACGGGGCATCCAAAGGTGGTCACACGGAGGTGGTGAAATTGCTCTTGGCGAAGGGAGCCGACGTCAACAAGGCGTCGGTGGGTGAGTTCGGACTTACGCCTCTGCACTGGGCGTCCCAGGAGGGTTACACGGAGATCGTGAAAATGCTCTTGGCGAAGGGAGCCAACGTCAACAAGGCGGACAAGGACGGAGAGACACCTCTGTACTATGCGTCCTACAGTGGTCAAACGGAGGCGGTGAAGGTACTCTTGAAGGCAGGCGCCGACGCCAACAAGGCGGACAGGGAGGGTATCACGCCTCTGTGGTGGGCGTCCAAGGATGGTCGCACGGCGGTGGTGAAGTTACTGCTGGCCGTCCGGGGCATCGACGTCAACAAGGCGGACAAAAAGGATGGAACGACGCCTCTGTATGCGGCGTCCAAGAATGGTCGCACGGCGGTGGTGAAGTTGCTCATAGCGAAGGGAGCCGACGTCAACAAGGCGGACAAGGACGGAAACGCGCCTCTGCTCTTGGCGTCCGATATGGGTCGCATGGATGTGGTGAAGCTGCTGCTGGGGGCGCCGGGGATCGACGTCAATCTGATGAACAAGAACGGCCAGACGCCTCTGTTCTGGGCGTCCTGGCAGGGTCACACGGAGGTGGTGAAATTGTTATTGGCTGAAGGAGCTGATCCTTTTAAGAAAGGCGGAGGTGGGCGGACTGCGTTGGATGTTGCAAAGACCGAAGCCGTTAAGAAACTACTGAGGGAAGCCATGGGTATTACGCTCCGGTGGAAAAATATGAACGCCAGTCAAAGAAACACTTTCAAACCCATCCTTCTCAAGCGCATGATCGCCAAGGGTTTAAAAAATGGAAAAAATGCAACCTTCACTGAACCCATCATATATGCGAACTACAAATACATAAATTTGAAACCTGTGAACAATAAGAATAAAAATATTACATCTTTCGGACTGGTGATCGATGACAAGAACAATGTCAAGTCTATTCTCGATTTGGAGGGGGCTAGGCGGGCTATGAGAAATGTTCGCGATAGAGCGAATCGCGAGGGAAAGACGGTGGAGCAACCACTACCCGGTATCATATTCAAAAACTGGGAATTGATAAATTTTACTCCCAACGAATATTTTAACGCGATGAAAGATTTGCAGAAGCTCAGTGCCATCAGGAAAGGCAAGAGGACCCGGAATAATCTTAAATCTGGGAATCTGAGTAGGATTCGGGCAAATGAAAAAAAGACGGCTGAGATTGCGAACCTTCGTTCCACCATTCGCAAGGCCAGTAAGAGATTAAATAATTTAATGTAATGTTATACTAATATGTCTCTGGTCAATGCCGTGAACCGAGAAAATGTCAATGCCACCAGGAAACTCCTGAACAATGGAGCCAACGTCAATCAGAATAACGGAAATGGACGTTCACCTCTGATGCAGGCGTCCTTTATTGGTAATTCGGAATTGGTGAAATTGCTCTTGGCTAAGGGAGCCGATGTTAATAAGGCGGATTCAGATGGAAACACGGCTCTGCACTTTGCGACCGTGGAGAATTATTTGGATATCACGAGATTGCTACTGGCCGCCCCAGGCATCCAAGTCAACAAGGTGAACAAGGACGGAGAGACGCCTCTGATCGTAGCGTCCCAAGCAGGTGACGATGAGATTGTGGAGGCGCTCCTGGCGAAGGGAGCCGATGTTAATAAGGCGGATAAGGAGGGACGGACGCCTCTGAACAGGGCGTCCAGCGAGGGTCACATGAAGGTGGTGAAGGTGCTGCTTGGCGCCCGGGGCATCGACGTCAATAAGGCGGATAAATATGGATTGACGGCTCTGCACAGGGCGTCCATGGAGGGTTTTTGGGTGGTCACGAGATTGCTACTGTCCGCGCCAGGCATCCAAGTCAACAAGGAGAATATAGCCGGATCGACGCCTCTGTACTTGGCGTCCTACTATGGTCGCACGAGGGTAGTGAAGGTGCTACTGACCGCCCGGGGCATCGACGTCAACAAAGCGACTGAGGAAGGAAACACGCCTCTGCATGCGGCTTCCGAGGAAGCTGAAACGGATATTGTGAAATTGCTCTTGGCGAAGGGAGCCGATGTAAACAAGGCGGACGAGCGCGGACGGACGCCTCTATATGTGGCTACGAGGGAGGGTCGTGTGTCGGAAGTAAGAGAATTGTTAAAATCCAAGAAAGTCCAAGTGGACAAAGCTTCATCGTTGGGATGGACGCCTCTCATGATCGCATCCCAATTCGGCGCACCTATTTGCGCAAGGGAGTTATTGAAAGCAGGTGCCAACGTTAACAAGACGAAGCCGGACGGAGTTACAGCTCTTCACATTGCCGCATTCAATAATCAAGAGGACGTGGTAAAAGAGCTTTTGGCTGCGAAGAATATCGATCTTTTCAAGAAAAATGATGATGGTAACACAGCGTTGGATGATGCAAAGTCCGAAGCCGTTAGACGACTACTGAGGAAAGCCATGGGTATTGCGACCCCGTGGCGAAATATGAACAACGAACAGAGACGGGGTATGAAGCCCATCCTTCTCAAGCGCATGATCGCCAAGGGTTTAAAAAATGGAAAAAACGCGACCTTCACTGAACCCATTATATATGCTAACTACAGTTATAGAACTTTGAAACCTGTGAACATTAAGAATAAAAATATTACATCTTTCGGTCTGGTGATAGATGACAAGAACAACGTCAAGGCGATCCTCGATTTGGAGGGGGCTAGGCGGGCTATGAGACTGGTGCGCGAGAGAGCGAATCGCGAAAATAAGACAGTGGAGCAACCACTACCCGGTATCATATTTAAAAACTGGTCTCTCGTGAACTTCACTCCCAACGAATATTTTAACGCGATGAAAGATTTGCAGAAGCTAAGTGCCATAAGGAAAGGTAAGAGGACCCGGAATAATCTTAAATCTGGTAACATGAACAGGATTGAGGCAAATCAAAGAAAGACGGCTAGAATCGCCAATCTTCGGTCTACGATTCAAAAGTCAAGGAGGGAACTAAATAATTTAATGTAATGATAATAATCACTAGTATATTTAGTATGACAGATGCCAAGCGGTTTTCCTATGACTAATCAAACCTTCATAGAAAGATCTAAACAAATACATGACAGTTTCTATTCATATGAAAAAACTAATTTTATTAGATCTCATACAAAAATAGTAGTAACATGCCCAATCCATGGTGATTTTAGAACAAAACCATGTAATCATTTAAATGGTTCTGGGTGTATGTTATGTGGTAGAGAAAAAACCACAAAAGCAAGAAGATTGAATCAAAAAGACTTTTTACAACGAATAAAAGAAATACATGAAGATACTTATATTTTTGATAATACTGAATATGTTAATTCAAGGACCAAAGTATCTTTAATATGTAGAAAACATGGTTTAATAAAAATGAGTCCAAGAGAACTTTTAAGTGGAAATGGTTGTAATTTATGTGGTCATGAAAGAACGCGTTTGGAAAGGAATGATTTTATAAAAAGGGCAAAAGAAAAACATGGAGATATTTATGATTACGATAAAACTTTATATGAAACAAAAAGAAAAAAGGTAATAATAACTTGCAAAAAGCATGGAGATTTTGAACAATTACCACTTCATCATTTGAAAGGAAATGGTTGCCGTAGATGTATAAATAAAACAGAAGGAAAATTAAGAGAAATATTATGTGAACTTATTCCAAAATCCGAAATAATAAGTGAAAAGATAATATTTAATCTTAAAAGAATGGATTTTTATATACCAGAATTATCTTTATACATAGAACTGGATGGTGAACAACATTTCAAACAAGTTGCTGGATGGACAAGTAATGAATTACAAATTCAAAATGACGTCAATAAGACAATAAACATATTAAATGATGGATGTCATTTAATACGTATATATCAACCATGGGTTTATGAAGATAAGGGCAACATAAAAGATATGATAACAGAATGTTTAGAGGATATTGTTGAAAACCCAGTCCAGTATATAGGACCTGATGGTATTTATGAAAAACATGAAAATTTACTTAGAACGTTTCTTAGCGAGTAACTTCTTTTGTTTATTGATGAAAGCCTTTTCCTCCTTTGTTAAACTCTTATTTCGGATGGCAACCACCTGATCAAATAAGGGATTTCCTCTTTGAAAATTCCATAAAGCCCTACTGGCATAAAATTCAGCGGTCTCGGGTGACTTCCACGCGGGAGTTCCGTCCTTTAACAGGATAGCTTTGTGTGATGTGGTGTATCGGTAGCGTTTCTTTTCGGCATACTCAGGATCCACCCTCGACCACAGATCGTAGTCACCGTAGCCAGCTTGACCAAAGTAGATCGTCTCGCCCTTGGGTGACTTGGCCATGAACTTCTTGACGGGATAACTGCTTCGTTCGACCTTCGCCATATATAATTTCCCAGGATAATAATAAGAATGAATCTTTACTTCATCGCATTTCTGTTCGCCCTGGTGTTCCTCATCAGCTACAAGCCCGGTTCCGGAACGCTCCAAAAGTGGTTCGGCGTCAAGGAGGGGATGCACCACGAGATGATGGAGGCACCCGAGGTCATGGCTCCTTCTTACAAGGTCACCAGCCGCGACGAGATTAACGCGCGAGAACTGGATAATATTTTTGGTATTCAACGATAAATGCTTAATTCAATCGTGAACAAAGAGATGATCCTCATGGCGCTCGTGGCTCTCCTTATCGGTTTCAGTTTCTATCTCTACACCGAGACCAAGTGGCTAAAGACATCTCTGTATGCCCTCGAAGATGGTCTCAAATACGTCCCAGCCCCCGAGCCCGAAGAGCCTAATAAAGAAGAGGAGACAGAGGAAGTAAATGGATCAGGAGACGCATAAGGCGATCACTGTCCTAGTTGCCCCATGTGAAGGAGATACGAGGTATTTAACCGTATGTGATAAACGTTGGGATGACTGGACATTTGTGACAGGTGGATGTAGAAAGCGCGAGATAGGTTGGCCAATACGAACAGCCCTTCGAGAGTTAGAAGAAGAGACACGAGGTGTCATTGCCATTTCGGAAGGAGCCTATCGATATTTTTATTTTGAAGATGCAGGTAATCCTGGTATAATCTATCACGTGTTCGTGATTGAAACCTATATACCACGGGAGACACAGTTGAATATGATTGAACGATTTAATCGTGAAAAGGAAATCACAGAAGAACGCAAGCGAAATCGTCAGTCCATCCGCAGGACCTATGATGAAAACAAGTATATGTCCTTCGATACGATGGAAGAATTTCAACGCAAGGACAAGTGGCCTCTGATCGAAAATCAGGTGTTAGCCAACGATGACTTTCATCGCGCGTTGAATCCATCGTTTCCAAAAATCCCATTTAATATAAGGAGAAACAGATGCGAAAATCAAAACAGGAACGTATCACAGAACTCAGAAACCTCTTAGGTCTAGATCCCGAAGATATCGAATCCGAGGAAGCCAAGCGCATCCAGGAACTTACCGAAGAGGAAGTGGTAGGTGAGATCTATCTTTTGAAAAAGTATGGACCCAAGAAAGAGGAAAAAGATGATGAAATGACCTTGTATTGTAACCTCATGTAGGCTTAAAAACAAAAGACTTAGAATACCCATGAGCTTCAAGAAAGAATGCGAGCAGATGGGATGGTGGTTTCGGTCAAAGCCGGAAGGTGTGCCGATCACTCACACACTGATGGATGGTTCGGGCGTTCTTGTCGTCCCCCTCCAACAGCGTGCGAGATTTTACGAGATATGTATGCAATGTCTGTCCAAGCGTGAAAAGTTGTTCATGGTGGAACAGACCAAAAGTTCGGACAGGTTCAGGATGTTCTTGGACGTTGACTATCTGACGACTGAAGACCAGGGTGCCGTCACGGACGAAACAATCAAACGATGGGCGATGCATCTTTATGAAGCATTCCCTTCACTGGGTCCGGTTCTAGTTTCAACGTGCACGCGCAAGCAAGACCGGAACTACAAAAATGGAATTCATCTCTCTTGGCCCCAGGTGACGGTGACGTATGGTTCCGCCATGAATATTTACAAGCGAGTGATGATGGAAATGAAAAACTTTGATGACTCCGTCCAGTGGGATAGTGTGTTGGATAAATCGGTGTTCAAGACCGGTCTCAGGACGATTTGGGCATGGAAGATCAAGCGTGAGAACAAGGAGATGGTCGTTCCTTACGTTCCACGTTTTGAAGTGAACAAAGATGGACTAACCGAGATCTCTCAGAGCAAGCCAACGGCTTCCATGCTCAAGCGATTTTCAATTTTGCCTCACGGAAATGAACCGAATCACTTTGCGGGAGATGACACGATCATCTCGGGTGCCAGTGTCGACGACGAGTTTGTCACTTGGATCAAGCAAGTGTACCCCAAACACAACATCTCCAAGGTGGAGAAGGTGATCCCAAAGAAAACACACTGGGTCATCACCACCACGTGCAAGTATTGTGAGTTCATAGGCAAAGAACATCAGAGCAATCACATTTGGTTTCTGGTGGACAAGGAAAGTCAGACCATCATGTCAAAGTGTCACGACGAAGATCACAAGGGTCTAAGTGGGCGCAAGTTGATGGTTCATCCCAAGATAATAAAATATTTGCAAAAATTAAACAAGGTATGATTACCATTCTTCTTATCATAGGTTTCGCGACACTTTTCATACTAGGTCGTAGGTCGGCATATTCTAAGCCTGCAAGTCCAGATCTGTGGAAACCCATCGAGGACTTGATGCCAAATCTTTCGCGGTTCAGGGACCTCGACCAAGAGACATATTCGCGTTTCGTGAAAGAACTTTCCAGAGCCAAGGAGGAAATGCTTAATCCAGATCTGACCATCCTAAAGGGTGCAAATCTCGAACGGAGTGGCATGCATCTAAGACGTGCGGCAGATCAATTTTCATCGCTGGCAGGGGCTCTTCCATCGGGTGACTCTGTCTATCACGATGAAATTGCCAGTCTTGCCGGAGAACTTGCCATCACAGGCGAGAGAGTTCTCATGGAAGCCGCGGAACAAACCAAACAATCTTACACGCCTCGTTTGTTAAATGCGCTTATTGATTGAAAAAACAATCCCATTGCCTAATAATGGAAACGAGAACTCGTTCCGGACGCGTGGTCAAGAAACCTACACTTTACACACCCGATGAGGTTGTTGAAGATGATTTTGATGAGTCTGATTATGACTCGGACGATGAGTGTTCCGACGTAGAGTCTATTCGTACAGAAGATGAGAGTGACTACGATGGTGCCGATGAAGATGATGATCTCGATGGATTTATCGTATCGGATGAGGATGAAGAATAGGTGCGCTCATCTAAAACATTAAAAACATACATTCATATTAAATCCTTCCCAATGGAAGTAGCAGTTGACAGCAATATACCACAGGGATTTGACATGGATGACGGAGGGGCTGCTCCCATTTACAGACCAAATATTCCAGATTTGAGACAAGTCGAGGAGGAAGAACAAGAAGATCAAGATGACGAACAAGTTCAGCCCATCTACTATGAAGTTCCAATGCCAAAGCAGGAGCGTCAGCCCGAAATTATCTACCAACAGGCGCCTCCGCAGCAGACCGATACAATATTCAATAGCATCAGTCCCTTGGTATGGATGGTGATTGTGTTCATAGGTTTCATTCTTGGATTTTTCATGGGGATGGGATCTGGTGGAAAGGGAGGTTCCCAGGCTGCACCAATCATCTTGACGACATCTGGAAGGGGTATGACCAGTGTCTAAAAATCTGAGTAACTAGTAGAAGATGGACGGGTTTAACACCATCGCATCCATTGCATTTGGAATGCTCGCCGCGTGGGCCATTTTGGAACAGAGGGAACCTTACATTTCTCTCCAGACAGATCCAGGTGACGATCCTTCAAAGTACTATGCCTCGCCCATGGAGGTATTGGGTGAAACGCTGTATGTAACGAATCCAGAATCGTTATATGCAGGGTTCAGTTTGGAACCAGGTCAACAGGTTCAGAAAATTCCTATTGGACCTGTGGTGGATCGTCTCGGAAATGTCCAGGAGATTCCAGGTCTACCTGCCAGAGATATTCTTTATCCCATAAGGGAAGATGTCAACTTGGAAATTGAGATGATACCTGTTCCAGGTTCTGGTTCAGATGAAGTTGAAGTGTTTCCCACTGCTTAACCGCTGAACATCTGATCAGGGTCCATCTTCTCCTTGCCCTTTGATGAACCCGAGGCTTCTTCCTCGATCGCCGGAAGGTTCTTCTTGCGCTCCTCCTCGCGCTCCTTGATGAGCCTGGCGACCTCCTCATCTGCCATCTTGACAAGTTCCTCCATGCTCTTGTCAGGGTGCTCCTCCTTGAACTTCTCAACCAACTCGGACGGGTGAGGGATAGGAGCCTCGTCGGGCTTGTTGTAGAACTTTGAGTTCTCGTCGCCCGCCTCCAAGTAAGGCATGCTTGAACCGGAAGGCTTGGCTGTCATATCCTCCTTGCGCTTCTCGAACATCTGCGCGGCATGCTTCTGGTTCTCCTTGTAACCATCCATGATCGCCTGAAGACGCTCGTCGGTATACTTGACGTTGTCCATCTCAGAGACCGGAGGAGGGGGGAGAAGAAGCCACTCGTACATGTTCACCACGTAGATGTCCACAGAGCTGTCCAATTCCTGAAGCTCCTTGGCATGCTCTTCGGCCTCGCCCTTGGTTCCAAATGCACCACGAATCTTGATCATGAACTCAGTGTGCTTGGCACCCTCGGCGGGACGAACCCAGCCACCATCAAGGTTACCGACAAATGAAAGGCATGCCCATGACACACCAGGAACGACGAGTTTATCCTTTGCAAGACGAGACATTGTACTCTAGTATATAATTTCTTCTTTAACTGTAAGATGTCACAGAAGATAATAATTTATGTGACCATATGGTTGCTCCTTTTGTCCTTTTTGAAGTTGGTCAAAGAACCCAAGAGTTTGGTGACGCTTAGGGAAAGGTACACTAAATTGCGTGAAGAGTTTTCCAAGCTACCGAGAGGTCACAAATATCGAAAGTTGGAAGAACCCATTCTATTGGTGGGCTATCACGGAATGCAGGGAGGGCTTTTGGGATTCAACACCAACAAGGGTTCGGAGATCGGTCTTTGTGTCGACGGGTGCCCCAACGAACTGATGCACGTCCTTCTGCACGAACTTGCCCACGCGACAGTCAAGGAGTATGATCACAGTCCGGCATTCTGGACGAACCTGGACGAACTCAAGGAATTCGCTGAGGGCAAGAAACTTTACAAGACCATCGAAAACCCCAAGGGATTTTGTGGTGCTCGCATCCATGATTAATTTTGTGGCTCAATATTAATATGGCTGACGTTGCCGCCGCGATGCCCGCGCTCAATCCCGCCGAGGCTGTGTACTTTATCAGTCTTTACTTTTTCAATTACTTTGTTCTCCAGTTGGTGAGCAAGGTCATGGCGCTGATGAACAAAACGGAGCCAGAGGAAGGTTCGGACGAAGAGAGGACTGCGACATTCCAGGAGTTCTTCACACTCTTGTTCTACATCCTATCGGTGATTTCACTATTGTTCATCACCCTTCAGGCCAAGGGCTCCAGTCGCCCGGCGACTTTCTCGGGGCTGGTCGTTGCATTGATTGCGGTACCGAGTTCTCTGGGTCAGTTCGATCTCTTCAATGATCCCTACTGGAAGTATCTGGTACCTCTCGGCGTTTCGCTGGTAACTAATTATTATATCGGGTAATAGCAGAATGGCGGAACCTTATCTTCCGACAATAAAGGATTTTAACTTTTTCTTCAAGTTTCTCTTTGCCTATTTCTTCCTCCAGGTCTGGGCGATTTTGATTGGTCAGGATATCCCTAAGGAAGACAAACGCACCAAGGAAGACTATGAAAAAGCCATAGCCAGGTTGGAAGCGAAACCCGAGGACGAACTTACGTTCTACGAAACGATCGAACTCAAGGCATCAAAAACAGCACTCGAGAGGATGGAGAAAAATCCCATCAGCGAAGATCAAGAAAAACTCTCCAAACAGCGTCGCCAGTTGTTCAAGTTCATGTTCCTCTCGGCGTCGATGTTCATTTTCGCATCTGTGATGATCGGGTTTTTGGATGTTCCCGCAAGGGACGTTGGAAACATCGCCGTATTTGTTTTCATCACCGCTTCCCTATTAAAGTATCTTTTTGATTACACGATCACAAATAGTCAAGTTCGCATGATCATTCTTTCGGGAATTGCACTTTATGTGGACTCTCTTCGTGAAACTGCCGGACGCATCGCCGCCCAATTTTAAAATCCAGAATAATAGTAATAATGGATGTATCGAGTCCAGGGTACATGTTTGGTTCTTGGGTCCTATGGTCGGCCCTGATCCTACCTACCATGTATCTTAACGTCAACAGTGACCCAAATAAGGCCAAGGACGAGATGTGGAAACGCATCGCCGTGGTTTTCGGTCAGGTGTTGCTCGCGGGAGGTGCATTTGCCGCAGCCCCAGCTGCCAGGGCACTTCTCATGAATCCCATACCTCCCATGGTGATGGGTTCTATGCTGTATGTTCTCAAGTATATCGAAAAATCAAAACCCTTTGATAAGAACGAACTTGTCAAATGGGTCGCCGTCTCGTCGCTGATCGCCACGATCGCCATCCCTCAGTTGATTGCTGGCGTCAAGAGGGGCAACTTCGTGGGCGGTGAATACTCTGGTCTCAAACCCGGGACGGTTGGCTACACAGTCGCGTCGTTCTTTGTTTGGGCGGTCATGATCTTGCCCATGATCAAGTCGCGATTCGAGAGCGCAGACAACAAGGTCGTCAAGGGTGAGCAGCCGGCAGAACTTTCAGAGGCAGAGAAGAAGATTGCAGATCTTCAGAAACAACTCGGCGAGGACAAGACCGGCATCATCAGTTTCTTTCCGATTCTCGCAAGACTTTTGGTCGTGGCTGCAGTGGCATCCATCCCACTCATTCAGTCCTACATCAGCAGTCCCCTTTCACCCGTGATTGCTATCGCCATCTATCTCGCGCTTCGCACGGCTCGTCTGCTTACCGACACCGAAGCCGCGGTTCTTGCGGCGGTCGCGTTGATTCCCCAACTCCAGACACTTGTGCGCAATCCCATCCCTCCGGTCATCATGATTGTCATGTATCTGTTTATGAAGAACATCGGCGTCAGCGAAGACAACATTGTGGGGAACACGGGAGTGGTTTCATTGATCCTTGCGGTTGCCTTCCAGGTAATCCAGGATTCCCTTCCGACCATTCTCAGCGCCAAGGGGGCAACTCTGACCACCGGATCTTCGTTCTATAACAATATCAGTTTCTTGGGTTGGCTCGTGCTGGCGCTTCCCAGCATCTACTTCTTCCTTCGCGGACGCAATGAAGTCAATGGTGATAAGATTACACTCCTTCCTTACAACACAACCAGGAAAGGGTTTGAAAGCATCGAGGAGTGGCAGAAGGATAGCTTTCAGTTTATTCAACTGATTGTTTTCTACCTACTGGCAGTTGGTATCCAGTCCTTCCGCGGTCTGTTCATGAATCCGGTACCTCCGGCGGCTATGTTGGGTCTGCTCGCGTTCACCATGTGGGTTCAGTCCAACAACCCCGAAGCAAGTTATCCGGATAATGAGGGACTGGCTGCCATCATCGCTGGTTTTGGCTTTGGTGCCAACTTCACCCTGGCCGACCCCGTGCTCAAGATGATCTTCAAGAACAGTGGAGGTGCACCGCCGATGGAGCCAGAGCCCGTCGTATTTCCTCCCGAACCCGTGATGTCCCCCATTGTGGAACCCGTCGCGGAGCCATTGGCGGAACCCGAAGTCCAGACAAATAAAATCACAAACACTAATAGTAATGGCAAACAATAGGTCGAAGGATGGTCGCGTGACGGCTTTCACACTTTTGTTCGCATTTGCAGTGGTTCTCGCTGCCTACCTCTCAGGTCCCGAGAATAACTTTTGGATGGCTCCCGGTGCCGTCATGTATATGGTGCTTCTTTTGGCGATCGCCATCCCCCAGTGGCCGGCCGTCGGCGACGACACCAATCTCAACAAGAACTTTGCTGTAATCATTGCGCTGTTTTTGGTTCCCACAATAATGGCTCCGGTTTTAGGCATCCAGACTAGCACCAACGTCTACAACTATTGGCGGTCTATCATGATTCCCCTCTATGCCGGCTATGCTCTTCAGAAACGCGACATGCCTGGCTCAGGAATCCTGGTCACCTTCTCAACCCCGCTGATCATGATGCTCTCTATGATTTTCAGTATTAATCCTCTACCCAACGTTAAGATCCCCGGGACCAATGTCTCCAACGAGTGAACCCAGATGCGTTCAAACACATATTAAATAATCCAACATAGTTATATAACCCAGGAGAATGGAAGGTACTTTTGATGAAACCATATTTGATCAAAAATATCTTTTTGATTACGAAAATCGCGTAATAACATCTTTGAGAACTGGAAACCCAGTGAAGATAATAGAAAAATATAATTCATACAGTCTAATTGATAATAATAAAATTAGACACATCTTTGGTGCAAATAAAATTTTTGGTCTTACAGCATGTCCGCCACCAGAAGAAGGTGAAGAGTTTTTGACTCTTGATGAATATCCAGATTATGGTTTCTATTACAATAGAACTACTGGAAAACTTCGTGTTTTTAGTAGAAACAGAACAGGCAAGTTTTTAAAGCCATACGGTCAGAGTGGTATCAGAGAAGAATATAAAGGGAAACAGGTAGGAAGATGGGTGGCTATGTTATATCCGAATGAAATTGTTCATCCCTCACCAGAAGATACATCTTATACAATTGATCATATTGATAGAGATCCAACGAACAATAAAATTGAAAATCTTAGATGGGCAACTAAAAACGAACAATGTTTAAATCAATCAAGACAAGTAAAAAATCGCTATATTCAAATATCACCATCAGGACTTTTTAGTGTTGTGATTACAAAAAACAAAGTAACATATCGTAAATGTTTTGGCAAGAATAGATTAGATGAAGCCATAAAATGGAGAGATGAGAAATTAAAGGAACTTGGTATTAAAATTGATCATATAGATAAAGTAGGTGAAAGGGGTAAATCTAATAAATTAATTGAAATTGAAAAACATATAGAAAAAATAAAAAACGAGAAACATAGAAATATTAGAATAAGTAATAATAATTTATGTGTTATGATTGAACGAGGCACAAGAAATAATAGAAAACTTTACCAAAAATATTTCCCACGAAATAAATTGGATGAAGCAATCGCATGGAGAGATGAAGTTGAAAAATCCATTCGGGCTCTTAAAGAATAAAAACACAAGGTAGGTACATTACAATGCCACCCAAATACGAAAAGAAGACCCTTCACCAACACTGTCTGGATAGGAGTGATGCGTACATTGGCTCGTGTCTTCCAGAAGACAGGGATGTGTGGGTTCCACAGGGTGACAAGTTTGTCAAACGTACCGTGCGTGTCTCCCCCGCACTGACCAAGGTTTTCGACGAAATCTTGGTGAATGCTTTGGATCAGAGTTCTCTGAATCCATCCGTTACGAAGATATCCATCGACGTGGATGAATCGGGTAGAATCACCATCGCCAACAACGGCATCTCCATCCCGGTGGTGATCCACGAACAGACGCAGGTCTGGACGCCCGAACTTATCTTTGGACATCTTCTCACTTCTTCAAACTATGATGACTCAGAGGAGAGGACCACTGGTGGGCGCAACGGATATGGTGCCAAGCTGACCAACATCTACTCCAAGGAATTCGAGATCAAAGTGGATGACCCAGATACCAAAAAGTCCTATCACCAAGTCTGGAGGGACAACATGCGCGTCTGTGCCGAACCCAAAATCAAGTCCTTCGCGGGAAAGACAGCCAAGGTGCAGGTCAGTTGGGTGCCTGACTGGGAACGCTTCGGTCTGAAGGGAATCACCAAAGACGTTAGGGACATGTTCATGAAGAGAGCTCTGGATGCCGCAGCATGGGTTCCGACTAAGTGCAAGGTTCACTACAACGGTGAGGTCTTGGCGATCAAGCATCTTCAGGATTACACTTCACGCTTCACCGACCAACCCTTGGCACAACTCAAACAGGATCGTTGGGAGGTGCTGGTATGTTCGTCGGCGGGTGCGGGCTTCAAGCAAATCTCATTCGTCAACGGCATCTGCACCGAGAAGGGAGGTACCCATGTGGATCACGTGGTCAATCAGATTACTTCGGACTTAGCCAAAAAGACAAAACTGAGACCCTCGCAGATCAAGCAGTGCATGTTGGTGGTCGTCAAGGCGGTTCTGGTCAATCCTTCATTCTCCAGTCAGTCCAAGCACGAATGCATGTCCCGCGTGCAGGACTTTGGATCCAAGTTTGAACCCACTTCGGCATTTTTGAAGCAGGTCAAGGGCGTTCTGGAACAGGAACTTTTGGCACAGACCAAAGCTTCCGAGGTTCGTGACCTCAAAAAGACCGATGGTGCCAAGAAGAGCAGGATTTCAGGCATCCCCAAGTTGGACGACGCTAACTGGGCAGGGACAGCCAAGTCCAAGATGTGCACACTGATCATCACTGAGGGGGATTCCGCTAAGGCTCTGGCTATCAGTGGGTTGTCTGTGGTCGGTAGGGATCAGTATGGCGTCTTTCCACTCAAGGGCAAGCCAAGGAACGTTCGGGACTTGGGGTCGAAGGCACTGACCGCCAACCAGGAGTTCTCCGACTTGAAGAAGATTCTGGGTCTTCAGCAAGGCAAAAAGTATTCCGACTTGAGTGAACTTCGCTATGGGAGACTGATGATCATGACCGATGCAGACGTGGATGGTTCACACATCAAGGGTTTGGTCTTGAACATGTTCGACTGCTACTGGCCCGAGTTGATCACCATGGGCTTCGTCGTGAGCATGATCACTCCGGTGATCCGGGTGAAAGGAGGACGGATCAATGAATCCTTCTACTCAGAAAGGGACTTTGTGAACTGGCTCGAGCAGACCTATCAAGGAAGGGTGCCACGCGGAGTCACCATCAAGTACTACAAGGGTCTGGGTACTTCGACTTCAGCGGAAGCCAAGGAATATTTCAAGGATCTTGGACGATTGACCGTGGGATTTGTGGCCGACCAAGAAAGTCAGAAGTCGGTGGGTCTGGCATTTGACAAGTCGCTGGCGGATGATAGAAAGCGCTGGCTTGCCGAACCGTTTCGTGGCGATCCCCTTCCATACGGCAAGGTGACCTCGGTGACCGTTTCAGATTTCATTCACAAGGATCTGATTCAGTTCAGTCACGCAGACATTCGGAGGTCCATTCCAGATGTTCGTGACGGACTGAAGCCTTCACAGCGCAAGGTCATCTACGGGTGCATCAAGCGCAATCTGACATCTGAGGTCAAGGTGGCCCAGTTGTCTGGTTACATTTCCGAGCACACTTCCTATCACCACGGCGAGATGAGTCTTCAAGGAACCATCGTGGGGTTGGCGCAGGACTTTGTGGGGTCGAACAACATGAATCTGTTGGAGCCATGTGGTCAGTTCGGAACTCGTTTGGCTGGAGGTTCGGATCACGCGAGCGCCAGGTACATCTTCACGCGTCTGTCCGGTCACGCCAAGGTCTTTGATGAGAGGGACAATGCCTGTCTGACCTACCTCAAGGACGACGGGAAGCCCATCGAACCGGAATACTACCTGCCCACGCTGCCCATGATTCTGGTGAACGGCGCGGAGGGTATCGGAACGGGCTTCAGCTGCAAGGTGCCTCCGCACAATCCTGTGGACGTCAAGGAAAATCTGAAACGGTTCATTCGTGGCGAGTCACTAAAGCCGATGAAACCCTGGTTCCGTGGATTCAAGGGGTCCGTCGCGGCTTCGGACGAAGGCATCTGGACGCTCAAGGGTACGTGGCAGGCGAGTGGCGACAAGGTCGAGGTCACCGAACTCCCACCTGGCACGTGGACCCAGACCTACAAGGAGTTTCTGGAAGGGCTTGTTGAGAAGAACGTCATCAAGAACTACAGCAATCACAGTACGGAGGAGGATGTCCGTTTCGTGATCACCGGCTACAAGGGATCTGCGCCAGAGAAGGATCTCAAGTTGACTTCGACGATCCGAAGCACCAACATGTATCTTCATGGACCCAATGGGATTGAAAAGTTCGACACGCCCTTGGACATCCTCAGGACCTATGCAACCGAGCGGATGGCACTCTACGACAAGCGCAAGAGGTATCTGGTGACCACTTTGGCGAAGCGTTCCGGGATGGCGATGGACCGCGCCAACTTTGTCAAGGGCATCCTCGACGGATCCCTCAGGGTCATGGGGCTGAAGAAGGCAGACGCCGAGGAGAACATGCTCAAAAAGTTCAAAAAGGTCGACGGAAGTTTCGAGCATCTCTGGGGTCTGAAGACTTCGCGCTACACCCAGGAGGCGGTGCAGGAACTCATGCAGGAAGCTAGGGTCCTACTGGACGAGTTGAAGCGGATTCAGGGGATGACCACCAAGGACATGTGGCTCGAGGATCTAAACCACTGAGGCAACCGAGGCTCTGGTAGGTCTTGCGCTCTGTTCTGCTTGTGGCAGACTTCTCCACCTATTGGTGGCTTTGTTCAGCAAGTTGGTCCATCGGGTTGTATGTTCCTGAACACTTTCATCATTTACTCTTTCAGAACTTGAATATATTTTGAATTTTCCATTTGCCATTTCAGGTCTCGCCAACTTATTCTGTGGATCTTCTTCGTCCATCATTGTCTTGTATTCTTTGATGATATCGCTCGGAACTTCTGGAGCGTGGTCGATGATTTTGTCGTAGTCTTCGCGGACCTTGTGGCAATATTCCACGGCATTCATTCGGTCTTCGGGTTCCAGGGAGAGTTCCAGGGAAACGTCACGGGCCAGGCGACTGAACATCTTGGACGTCTGCATGTTGGATTCGTACTGCTCGCCGCACCTCAGGAACTTGTGGACACTGGCAATCCCGGCAGCCGAAAGATTCAAAAAACTGAATACATACAAAAGTATTTGTGAATTTTCTTCTTCCGAGGAAGCCACCAGAGTTCCCAGCCCAGCCAGGGTGGTCAAGGCGATATTGATGATAGAAAAGTTCGTATGAGAAACGCTGTGGCGTACCGCGCATCTGTGATGGATCCACCGGTACCCCAGAGCCTTTTCGCCCCAGGACTTGATGAGTTTCTCCTGCTTCGGGTGCCAGCTCATGGCATTCTCGATGCGCTTTTGTTTGTCCACCAGGAACTTGGCTTCGAGGTGTTCTATGTGACTTTCATCTTCTGCGTCTGATGCCATCTACTTAAACATTACATTTTAATAAATAGAAATGAAGTTCTCTACCAAGATCGTTACTTTGGAAGACGGGGTCAAGGAGGTTGCTGTTCGTGCGGACGACGGAAAACCTTTGTTGGTTACACTCAAGGGAGCCCAGGTGGACTCTGTGGACGATGAGCTTCTTCTCAAGATTGATGATGAGACCGTGGCACAGTGTGAGGATGCTGTTCTGGCAAAGGCTAAGGAGTCTAAGGTGGCTTGGTTCGGTAAAGAGATCGCAGACTCTCGACTTGAAAGCGCATTTACTTCTTCTTTTTCTCTTGACGAGAATATCTTGAGCGTGCATAAGGCGGAAACGGTCAGGCTGTACGACGCCAAGCGGGTGTTGCTCGAGGACAGGGAACTCGCCAAGGACGATGTGGTCGATGTGGTGGTCCAGCTCCGGTCGGTGCAGTTTCTCCAGAAAAGTTTCGAGACCGAGTGGGTGCTTCATCAGGCCAAATTTAAGGCTGAGCCCAAGCCGAAGAAGGCGGTTGTGGATTTTTCGGATTGTCTTTTTGAGGAAGAACCAGAGTCAGAGGAAGAGGAGGATTTTTTTTAGTAAGTAACATTAAACGATATGAAGGTTAAGATGATGAAGACCGAGACCATGTTGCTTTTGGCTCTGCTCGTTGCCGTGGGTTATTTTATGTGGGCGAACAACGGCGCGATCCGCCGTGCCCTCGGGATGGCTCCCAAGGAGGGGATGATGTACAAGTCCTACTACGAGGGTTCCAATGTGGATGCGTCCATGCCAGCCCCAGTGAACGGTGGTTCTCTTTCAGTGCCCGCCGCGGCTGCCAACGGGATGGGGGTTGCCTCCAGCCTGCTCCCCCGCGATGTGGCGGCTCAGGAGGACTTCGGTGAGTTCGCTCCCGATGACATCCTCAAGGGTCAGAACTACCTGAACCCCCGTGCCCTCATCGGCTACCCCGAGACCGTCGGTGGTGCTCTCCGGAATGCCAACCAACAGATCCGCTCGGAGCCCCCGAACCCGCGCGACCCCGTCACGATCTTCAACACGTCCACGATCGTCCCGGATCAGATGCGCCCCGCTTTCGAGCTTGGTCAGGGTACCGCTTAGATTGATCTAGATTAATACATTTTAGAAACATTCAGGGAAACAACTCTGACTGTTTGTGAATTAAAGAATATACTTAATTTTTTTGCTATGAAGACTGTTGCGTTTGGTGAAAACACTATATCCGAAAGGGGTACAACAGGTTCAGTTCTTGATTACGCTTATTACAATGAAAAGATTCTTGGAAATAAGTCAATCATCATATACGATAAGAACTCCCCAGGTCATAAGAAAGATATGATAGACTATCTCGAAACTATGTTTCCAGTAGTTGCCTCTGATAGTTACAAGGATATTGATGATATAGTAGAAAAATACAAAGTTACACATTTTTATAAAATTAAGTACGGATTCAATGATCATGCATTATCAAAAATAGCAAAAAATTGCGTACACTGTGTATTTTCATGTCATGATCCTCACGGCGACGTATACGCATCTGTTTCCCCCTGGGTGAAGAATACTAATGGTAGATATCCATGCGTACCTCACATGATAAATCTTCCGCAACATGACAGAAACCTTCGCGAGAAACTTGGTATACCGTCTGACGCAACCGTTTTTGGTGGATATGGTGGCAGAGACAGGTTCAGTATAGGATACGCACGTCAAGCGGTTTATAACGTAGCTGTAAGGTACCCAAATATTTACTTTCTCTTTGCAAACTTTGACCAATTCTGTCCAACATTGCCCAACATCATTCATCTGGATACGATATACGGCAAGGAAAACAAAGTGGAGTTCATCAATACATGTGACGCGATGATGTGGGCAAGGGCAGATGGTGAAACATTTGGTCTCGCGATTGCCGAGTTTTCAACAAAGAACAAACCTGTATTTGCCACAAAGACGGGAGTTGATGATGCCCACGTGGAACTCTTGGGCAAAAAGGCCATCTGGTATAATCCACACAACATTGAAACACTTTTGATTTCATTTGATAAGATCAAGGACAAAATCAAAAATGACGACTGGAATGCCTATAGAGACTATGAACCCGAAAAGGTCATGAAGATTTTTGATGAGGTGTTTTTGAATGATGATGAAACAAATAAAGTGGTTTTTAATGAGTTGGAAATTGAATATTTTAAAAATGATTTATTGGCCATAAGTAGTATTGAAAAACAAACAGAATGGGAACCTCATATAACAAAATTTATGGAGATGTGCAATCATAATTTTAAATTAAGTAACGTAATCGACGTAGGTGCAAATTTTGGGTATCATTCTTTAATGTTTTCTAAAAATATAAATGGTAATGTTTATGCATTTGAACCACAACCACAAAATTATAAATTATTGAAAAATAATATTGAAAATAATAAAATTAAAAATATTATTCATTACAATCTAGCATGTGGAAATGATAATTTCAAGGTCAAGATGCCCATTGTGAATACTTCAAAAAAGGTAAACATGGGAGATTTTACACCAAATTACACCAACGAACATTATGAATTAATTGACACAAAAAGTTTAGATGAAATGGATTTTCCAAAAATAGACCTTATAAAAATTGATGTACAAGGATGGGAAAAAAATGTTATAAATGGATCCAAAGAATTGCTAAATAAATATAAACCCATACTCATTGTTGAATTCGAACATCATCAATTAATCAAAACAAATACTTCTTGTGAAGAATTATTCAAACTCATTAGAGACAATAACTACTACATTTTTTATTTAGAATACAAGTATCCTTCTGATCATGTATGTGTTCACAATGATAATCTTGAACACTTTAGAAAAATTATGAAAGATTATATAAAACAAAATACAACTAATAATAATCTAAACAACAATCTTGGTTATGGTGTTACCGAAAAAATAACAACAACGTTTTTGAATTAAAGAAATTGCACCACTGGTAACAAAACTATGTCAGACGGAATGCCGATTAGTGATCAGTTCAAGGAGGCGATTGCCGAACTCGAGGGAATCAAGACTCAATTAACGGAGGCACAAAAGGCAATCAAGGTGCTCAAGGAACGTGAGACCAGTTTGAAGACCTTCATTGGTGGATACATGAAGGCTCAGAAGATCGATGACGTCCAGACGCGTGGCGGCACCAAGGTCACCCAGAAGACGTCAGTCAAGAAGCCGGCGATCACTAAGAAAATCTTAATGGATGAATTACCAAATTATATTGAGGGAGGTCAGGAACGCCTCAACCAGATCATCAAGGAGATTGAGGATAAGTTAGAGCCCAAGGAGACATCAAGCCTTCAACTCAAGTTAAAGAAGAAATCTGAAGAGTAAATAGGTAACCAAAATGGTGGGATCTAATCTTCTTGACTACACCCCAATTGCTTCCGAGCCTCAGGTGATTGAGGATTATGACAATGAGGAAGAGGAAGGCTTTGTGGATCCAAATGAATATGAGTATGAAGATTGGATAGCCTATTACAGCGACGAGTTATGGAATAACTGGGAGTTATACAGAGAACATTGTTACGATAATATGCTTCCAGTGACACTCACGTTTTCCGAGTTTTGTAAAAATGAATACTATTGTTAGATTAAATGTTGGCAATTATTAGATATGGTGCGATTGCCAGACGTGACAAGTACAAAGGTCATTGTTCCAACCGTTCTCTTCGCCTTCCTGTCACCCGCCGTCACGGGTATGGGAGACTTTACAGATCGACTGGGAATGACCTCTGTGTTCGGTATCCTGTATATAATCATTCTTCGTGGGGTGATGAAATTCGTGGTTCGGCCAAGCGAGGTTTATCTCGCATCCGGAATGTACTTTCTTCTGAGCGGAATGACGACCGACCAGACGATGATCATAAGGAACACGTTTCTTTACTGGATCTTATTCGCGGTTATTCGCTCACAAAGTCCTCTCGAGTTCTAAAAAGGATGAAGTATCTCGTCGTGGGTCCCGGTGCCATGGGATTCTATGCCATCCTAGGCACAGTTTATGCTCTCAACAATTACGATAAAACTAAAGATCTTGAAGCAGTTGCTGGATCATCTGCGGGATCCATCGTGGCATTTGGATGTCTGGTTGCCAAGTGGGACATCATCAGACTTTTTAGAATCATTCGAGAGGCTGCTGATGTCAGTTCACTTATGCGACTGAACTTAAAGTCTCTTCTGAACAACTACGGTTTGGTGCCAGCAACCAGGTGGAAAGAGGTGTTCACAAAGATCTGCATGGAGTTGTCCGGAAAGGAAGATTTCACATTTCAGGAACTCAAGGATTGGTGCGGGCTGGACTTTTACGTGTCGGCATACAACATCACGTTGCAGAGGAGTTGTTACTTTTCACATCACACCCATCCTGACATGTCGGTGTCTCACGCAGTCTGCATGAGCATCAGCATTCCATTTTTGTTCGAGTCCGTGGTCTATCAGGGACATCGCTACGTAGACCTGGCAGCATTCGAAACGTGCCCACTGACTCCCTTCATGGGAAAGGACATGGAAGAACTTGTTTCAATTGAACTGGATCCTGAACCCTCGATGGAGAAGCCACCCCACATAGGGTCGTTTGTTGATTTCATACAACACTTTATCACTTCGATTATGAGAAATAGAGTGGTCTATGAAAAGCCTACGATCTACATTAAGATGAAAGAAGGCGAGGCATTTAATTTTTCTATGGACGATGACAAGAAAACGGAACTATTCTATCATGGTTATCTCACCGGAAAGCGGTTTCTCAAGATAGAACACGAAGAATGTCCCTCAGAACCAGAGCGGCAACCCCCACCATGAAGAGGACCACCATGTAACCCAACTCAGAATCCATCACACCCTCGACCTCATAGAACTCCACCCTGTCGGTGGGGAATATTCGGTCAGCAGCTTTCTCAGGAGCCGGCGGTGCCTTGACCGTTTCCTGAGGAAGCCCTCCGTAGGCATCATCAATGGAACAGTAACCTACCATTATTTAATATCAACTAGGAAATTATTTACAATTCAAGTGTCATCTTCCCCTTCTTGCCCCTCTTTTTCTTGGGAGCAGTAACCTCGACGTCCTTGACCGACTCGCCATTCACGCTCACAATGTCTGAGATGTCGTCCTCAATGTTGCCGTCACTTGACGGTCCCGCTGGCGGGCGAATCTCCTCCACGTCGCGGGTCGTGGTGGACTGGGGATTCATGAAATTGGACATCAGCGACGAAAGATCCATGCTTGGTCCCTGGACCTCCCTCCGGGCGACGGGTGGCGGCGGACGAGGATCCACGTTCCTTTCTTGGGCGCTCTTGGCGGTGTTTGCCACGGCAGACATCATGTTCTTGATGAGATCTGGATTCTGCTTAATCACGTCGTTCATCTGGGGCATCGCAGACTTGAACATCGAGTGGGTCAGATGGAACATCGTCGCCGATCCACCGAGCATCATCATCAACTTCAACTCAGGTGCCATCTTCGCCTTACCGCGATATTTGACGTAAAGTTCCTCGAATACATCATCATAGTCATCCACGCCGTCCATCACCGACTCAGACCATCCGTCCAAATGGATGTCCAGAGGATTGTAGCGCTTGTTCAAAAACTCGATTCCAGTCACACAGGCGATGAGCATGCGCCTTTGCATCTTGACAGACTGATCCACCTCGATCGAGTAGGACATCCTCTTGACCTCACCACGGATGTCGTGGATCGACGAGTGCATGTTCAGACGCTCGATGGAACGAATCCCCTTCTTCTCCAGGCGAGTGATCTTATTCAATAGGTCAGCCTTTTCGTCATCGATGGACTTGTACCCAGGAGAAGGCGCTTCGTCATCATAGCCTCCCTCGAGACCAACGCCACCTCCATAGTCATCAAACGCCTCACCATGATCTTCCGGCTCTTCCTGTGGCGGCGGAGGACGTGCCGAAGGCGTCTGCTTCCCGTGGTTGGCAAATGCCATGAATGAAGAAACAGGTGCCTCGACAGGGCGGTCATTCATGCTCGGGTTGTTCGTTCGCTTGCGCTTCGTGGCATCCAGGACGACACCATTGAAAAGATCCTGCTCGTCATTGTCCAGGTCGACCATGATCTCGCTATTATTATCAAGTTCAATCTCGAAATCCTCCATGTCTTCTGGTGTCAGTCTATAAACTTATCATCAAGTCTTTAACGCAGAAAAAAATCAAATGTCTTAGTAAAGAAGTATGATCAGTAGTCAGTTTGCCCTCGTGCTCGTGATTGCCATCGTGGTGCTCATGTACGTCAAGTGCTTCATGGGTATGAAGAAGAGTGGATACAAGTTGTCCCCGGAGCCAGTGGAGGTTGAGCCCATGGTCAGCGGCGATGCCATCACCAAACTTCCTTATAAGCTGGACTGTGTGCCCGGTCCAGGCAAGGATGCCGCTTACTACACCAAGGACCTCACCCCTGGTGGATACTGTGGTGATCAGGCGCTCGTCAGGGATGCCATGTCCTACAAGATCCTCGGCGGTATCGGAGGATCTCTCCTTGAGAAGTAAATTAAAGAGAAGAAAACAAGGGTAAGTACGAAAAACAATGTCTACCGAGGATGTGATGAAGGAGCTTACCGAGATGCGCAAGGAGATCAAAAGTCTCACCAAGTTGGTTCGCAAGATCGCCAAGGTTCAGGATGATCCCGATGGGTCCAAGGCCAAGGAGCGCGCCGCCAACACCGGGTTCAACAAGCCCAGCAAGGTCACCAAGGACCTGACCGACTTCATGGGTCTCGCTGAGGGCACTGAGGTGTCCCGCACGGACGTGACCCGTTTCGTTAAGCAGTACGTCAAGGACAAGGGTCTGTCTCACCCAGAGGATGGACGAAAGATTATTCAGGATGAGCCGCTGAAGAAGCTCCTGCAAACACCTCAGGGAGAGACCCTCTCTTATATGACTTTGCAGAAGCACATCTCCAAGCACTTCATCAAGGCTTAAACAAAAAACGCACCCTAATTTTAGAAAATGATATCCACTCAGGAGGTTGAGGCCATCATCGGCACGAACATCAAAAACATCGATGTGTACCGAAAGGCTTTCAAGCATAAATCTTCTGTTCAACACGATGGCGTCGAGGGTTCCTATGAAACGTTGGAATTTATGGGCGACTCCGTGTTGGGCTTTATTGTCACCAAGTACTTGTTCGATAGGTACGAGAATCTGCAGGAGGGATTTCTAACTCGTGCGAGAACAAAGATCGTCTGTGGAAAGACGCTGGCGGATGTGTCTGCCAAA